TCACTTAAAAATAATCTATCACCCATACAATTTCTCCTTGTGCTTGAGCTCTTCTTGCTCTCTTTGGGCACGACGAAGTTCTCTAATCTTATTTATGGCCTCTTGCTTACGCAATTCATGCTTGACTGTTTCTTGCTCATTAAGGCGACGGATCTGTTCTAGCAGGGTTTCGTTGGAGTTCATTGTGCAGTCTCCATTTTGGCCTTGAAAGATTCTACAATCATTCTGTCGCAGTATTCTGGATAACTGCGGATAATGTCCCAACCTTCGCCAAATAACCAATCGTCATTTTTGGCATTAGATTCTGCCAGTGCTTTGAACTCTTCAAAAGTAAGTTTTGCCATTTTGTTCTACCTAAATGAGAGTGGAAAATACCACCATACACATAGTATACTACCTAGTGGCTAGCAAGTCAAGATGCTGTCTCTCCAAAATCAAACAGCAGTTCCGCTTGCGTTTGGCGAACACGCTCGTTTGGTTGAAACCACAAATCCATTTCACGCTTGTAGTGTTCGCCGTTGTAGAATATCTGTTTGCCGTCGCTGGTAAACTTGCCGTATAGATTGCCACGATTTTTACTCACAACGGTGTAGTCCCAAGAACGAATCCACTCAATCATATCTTCTGCCTTGTAGTTGAACTTGCGGCATTGATTGGCAACAATTTCTAATTGGATTGTAGGGCGGCATTGGGCAATTAGCGTTTGGGCACCTTCTAGCACAAATTTTTCATAGCCCTCAACATCCACTTTAATAAAACCAACATCTTGAAAATTGAAACTGTCCAGTGTTTCAACTTGGACTGCGACACGAACACGATTGCTTCTTTCCTCATCTGCACGGGGATTTTTATCATAGTGAGCCAAATGATTATGCCCGCCATTCTTTTCGTGTGTGAGTATCTCAGTGGTATATGATTTCTCACCAACGCCTACTTTGTATAGCGTGACATTGGCCACTTGATTATCACGAACTGTATTTGTCCATAATTCCTGTGCCAATGGCGTGGGTTCAAAGCATTCAACACTATCAAATCGTTTGGCATAGTGAATGGCATTGCAGGCATTATTTGACCCCACATCAATGGCACGAGTCCAATCATCAACCAAGGTCTGTGCAAATGCCCAATTGGTTCTTTGATATTGACCCTGTTGCAGTCGTTGAATATAGAGAGTGTCTCCTTGTTCAACCCAGTAGGTGTGTCCGTCTTTGGAATGTATAGGTAGTATATTTGTCATACTAATATTTATGGTGCTAAGATAGTCCTGGTGGCAAAACAGGCTACTTGCCAATAATGTGACTCTTGTGACAACGAACTGAGATCTGTCCATTATACCAATCATCTGTTTCCAGTACGCCATTATAGAACTGCTCTTTGGCTTCGTAATATGAACATTCCGCTTTACTATAACAGAGACGCAGTATCTCTCGTGAAAATAGATCTTTTCCAAATAGTTCAATGTCTTTGGTGAGAGCTTCACTGCTACCATAATAAGTTAGCCAATCACTATCCACTTTTGAACGGATTTTCTTACGAATCTTCTTGCCATTTTTCTGAGTATGCATCTTGTATCGTGTTTTGGCAAACTTGGCTAATTTCTTACCTATATATCGTTTGCCATTTAGAGTATTTGTAATCAGATAGACAAAACCAACTACATCATCAGGAAGAGCTATAACCTCTTTATTATTGTAAATCCACATATCATTTATTCCTTAGTATTAAGGATGTCTTACAGACATCAACTCATTTCGCTTCCGCTCACTCGTATGTCGCTTCGCTTTCTTTTTCAGATACACATGATGTATTATTGTTGTTGTTGAAGTATTCACTGGAGCATTAGATCAACGCCTGTTTAAGGCGTTAAACAATGAGGCATTCGCCATCACATTAGATCCAATTACACAACCCAAATGGGCAAAGGTAGGTTTTGCTATCTCCTTTTTAAGTGCAGTTCATACGCAACAACAAGCAACCATTGGATCAGTCGTCTTGTTGTTTGAAGGCAGTATTTCAGTTGTCGTCCTTCTCACTTTTAAATAGCGTTCTATTTCAACCATTACGATTATGCAAACATTATTACCACAGAGGGGTATTGTTTAGGCATCCCTGTGTTTCAGGGGTAGTGCATAAAAGCCCTAGTGCTACTCTAGGATTGGCTACCGTCACACATCAGAACGGATTCACCAGCGGAATAATCAAACGGCCCGCCAACCTTGTGTAAACATAATTGCCTAATAAAATATAATGGAATTGCCAAAAATGCCTAGTGTTTTGCCTGTCACAACTATTTAGCTAGGTTAAAAATATCAGTATTAAAAGTGAATGCAGAAAAGACGAAACCCACTAAAGAGTGGGTTTCTAACAGGGCTCGTTTCTAATGGCAATAAGAAACTACTTTTGATTTAGTGACAGCCAAACCATCCTTAGGATAAAGAATATGTGTCCCTGCTAATATTATTTAGTCTTCTCTCATTGTATCAGGATATTTTCTGATTATTATTGCATCTTTAATAATGTTGCCCTTGCTGGCATAAGCACCTTTGGTTTCACGCAAGAATGAACCCCAAACTATACTGGCTTTCTGAGCGTTGAGAGTGTACTCGCCTGTGTAAGGGTCCTGTGTCATTCCGCAGGTTTTGCATTTCCATCGCCAGCAGTTTTTGCCTTGCGTTTGGTATAGCTTCGCTTCTTTTTCACATCCGTTGGAACAGATGCGTCCACATTCGCAGGCAACTGGGACATATTTGATTTTGGTAAGGAGGGGAGTGTAGGTTGGATTAACGCCATTAAATAACTCCAGAAAGACTTGTTCGTGTTCATCTTGATACTGCTCCTCTTTGCTCTTTCTGCCTCGTTTCTTTTTTTGATTAAGACTGGTTTCTCGTGGGGTGTCTGGAATTTTCCATTCCGCCACTTCGCTTAATCGTTTTTTAAATTCTTCATCGTTCATCACATACTTATGGTATGCGATTTTAGAACTTCATTAAAATGGTTATAACCACCCCTAACAAACTGGCCACTATGGTAGCAGTTGAAGTAATGATTGTGGTCTTCAATGACTTTTGTCCGTCAAGTATGTCTTTCTGGACATCGTTCATCTTTTGTTCTAATGACAGCAGACGCATGTCCATCTGCTTGTAGCGTTGGGCACAAATGGCAGTATGAGCAGGCAGACTTTCGTTTTCAATATCTGAAATTTCAGCCAAGTCGCTCATCATGCACTCCTAGCCAATACTTTTACACGGAAGTTTCTACGATCAATTAGGCCATTTGTAGTAGTAACTTGGCAGGTAACTGTATAGGTCTTGCCTTCTTGTCCGTTGCTTAATTCTACAAAGGTCTTGGTGCCAACACGGTTTTGGCTGACTTTGATTAGAGGATCTGGGTCATTGGCGCGAGCAGTAATGGTGTATGAAACAGCACTTAGACTGTCGCCAGCGGGAATCCACTCGCTCCACTCAAAGGTATAGACCAATTGTGCTTCTGTGTCTTTTTGGATGGTTAGTCCTTGTATAGTTTGAAAAAATCCTGTTGTAGCCATTGTTATGAGCTCCTTATGTTATATATTCTTGTTTCTTGATCAACGGGGAATACTCTTGTTTCTGCCGTGATATTGTAGGTCCAGTTCTCAGTAGGTATCACATAAAGAATGTCATTGTAAACTGGTACTTCGTCTGGTATAATGTAAAGCCAATCCTCACGAGGTATTGTATAGACAAATTGGTTAACGCTGGCAGCATCTATTTCACGAATCTGTGACACAAAGGTCATCGCAGATGTGATTGCAATGTTGAACTGAATTATTCTCGTCGCATTTGCCTGGATAACTGCCTGTGCCTGTAGTGTGGCCTGTGCACCGTGTACTTTGACTGGATTTGCAACCACCGTCGTAGATACAGCCAGATTAGCGTTAAATAGACGCAGTTTTTCAGCGTTTGCAGCCAAGTTAAATGCTGATGTTGCAGTAATGGCAATTCCAGCAATTTTATCAACAATGGCATTTAATGCGGCGAAGCCACTGACAACAATATCAGCACCTTCAATGTGACTGATAGTACAGGTTACACTGGCAACTGCACTTTGACTGCTTGACGCACTGGCAGTTTTGTTAACAGTCGCTGACAGCAAAAATTCACTGTTAACATCTAAACTTAATTGAACAACTTCATTAACGGCCGCAACCACTGTGAAGTTTGAACTAACATTTGCAGTTATACCTCTAAATCTTAATGCAGATGCAGTTTGTGTAAATGCTGATATTTGATTGCTTTCAGCAAACTTACCAGCAAGAGCATCAACAGTTAGTGAGGCAAAGCCACTGACAACAATTTCAATACTTTCAATGTGACTGATAGTGGCAGTGAATGAAACAGTAGATGCTAGACTTGCTGAAGCAACAAAGGCACTGTTAACATTTGCAGAAACATTAAATTCACTTGATTGATTTGAAGCAAAACTGCGAACTAAATCAGCCGCGGCTTCAACTGCTGATTCGCTTGATAACGCAGAATCAAAACCGTTTATTTTTCTAACATTGGCGCTTGAGTCAAACTCACTAGAAATAACAATAGCATTATCACCAGTCTTAATGGCTGTGGCTGCAATGGTAAATTGGTTTGCTAGGCTTGACCCTGTATTTTTAACTATTCCTAATAAAGCTGATTGACTTACAGTGGCTTGAACAATAATCAAGAAACCGCGTAGTGTATCATTGTCAGCAATTAGACTAACTTCTGAACTTAGATCACTGGACAATACCTTATCAGCAGTTAAATCAGCTTCTAATGTTGACTCAACATTGACATTAACAAAGAAATCAGCAATTTTGGCCACTGCTGCCAACTCAATGGCAATGGCTTCAGTGCTAATAACTGCACTGACAGTTTTAACTGCTGAAATTTCAAGAACTTGGTAGTAACCAGTTTCTAAATAGCCTGCTTCAATATATGGTCTAGAAGTAGAGAATTCGCTAGTTAGTGAAGCACTAACTATTTTAATCTTTTCTACTGCCGCTGATAAACTAGACTCTGCAGTTAATGTTGTTTGAGCAAATCTAACTCTTTGACCTTGAGTTGATATGTTTGTTTCTGATGATATTGTACTAGAACCAACTGCGGTCTTTACTACCTCTGCAGATTGACTAAATGCACAAGTTGAGGTTACTGCCGCAAACCTAACTCTTACATTATTTGCTGTCTGTGTAAAGGCACTGGTTTGTTCACTGGCCAATTGTCTAGTTACAACGCCTATAGCAGTTAATGAGACATTGCTAAATGCAACAAGATCAGCACCTTCAATGTGACTGATTGTGGCGGTTAATGTAGCCTGAGAGTCAAGAGCGGAAGCTATGCTTGCCGTCTTAACAGCCTCTGATGATTGTGCAAAGGCACTAGATTGATTGCTAACAACATCTCTAGTCCTTAGAACATCTGTAGCCTGTGTAAATTCACTTGATAATGTACTATTGCCAAATCTAATTCTAATGCCATTAACAGTTGATGTAAATGCTGAAGATAAGTCTGCTGAGAAAAAGACAAATTTAAATTTATCAACATTGGCATTAATTGTTGCTCTAGTATCTAAATCAGCAAGGCCTGAATGTGTTATTACATAATTGGTATCATCAAAATTACTATTAAAGTTTAATAGACTTCTTGTGGTGCTAATTCCAGAACCTGCAGCCTGAACTGTGGGCAAACTGCCAATGACTGCATCAGAACCAACTCTATATTGAAAATCATCTATCCAATAGATTCTACTAGCAACACTAGGTATCATTACCTGGCCAGGAACCCCAGCGCCAACTGTAAATCCTGTTCCTAAAACTGGATGTGAGAAATTCTCATTTGTAATAACACCTATTTCAACACCATTAACATATATTTTAGGTATTCGTCGTCCGCCGCCCGCTGAATCGCGAGTTGCCGCAAATTCAATAAAGTTCCAATCACCAAAAGACCAGCCAGTGTGATTAGTTGTATAATATGATGCACTGCTGCCAACAGTTGGAAAATAATTAATAGTAACTGATCTATTGGCTACTACAATTTCTAGCCTTAAACCATTAGAACTATTTCCTAGATAATAAACAATACCATTTTGTGCGGCATTGGCTGCTTTAATCCAGAAACTGATACTGAAGTTAGAAGTTGTGCTGTTGTTAAATGCAGGGATACTTAGATCAACAGCATTAGTAGTGGCTATGATGCCTGCACGAGTAGTAGAGGAATCTAGTTTTAAACTTCCTGTACCAAATCTAAATTCACTG